ACGATACCTTCGTCATCAATCGCTACAGCACCAGCACTAAACATAGAGTTAACTAAGAACGAAGTTTTCTCCGGAACATAGTTGATCTCAGTTTTTTGTGCCATGTTAGTTGCCATACCTATTGCTGATCTATGGAACGCAAACACACTTCTGTCGTTTGTTGATAATGGTAGACCACCTTCATCTCTGTCTCCGATTACATAAAATCTGAAACCTAAGAAAGTGTTGATCTCACCAGCAACTAGAGCTTTTACAGTTGCGAAGTCTCCAGAAATTGCTCTCTCATCACCTAATAAACCAGAAAGGTTATTAGCATGAACAACAATGTGTCTGTCATCAAACGGAACATTGTTTGCATCAAGAGCTTTTTTAGCAGCAATTAGTTTTCCAACATTTAAGTTAGATGCTGCTGCTGATCCAGATGTTACTACTGTTTTAGCTACAGTTGAAGGTGAAGATGCACCATTTAATCCATCAATGATTAGTTGGTCCATTCTTCTACCGATTGCTTTAGATACTACTTGAACAAGCTCTTGTCTTTCATCAAAGTTTACTTTTGCTTGATGGAAGATGTCTGAGTATTCAGCAGCATTGTAGTCTGACATAGTTGCCGTTACCTGGCTGTATGTTACATTTAACGGAGTAACATCAGTTTGTGGTATTCTAGCAGTAGCAGACCCCTTACCAAGTTTTGGAAACTTGTAAGTGTTGCCTTGTACACCTTGTCTTAGCCTTACACATCCTAAAAGTGAGCTTTCACCTTGATATGCTTGTTTTACCTCGGCATCGAACAAAGTTACAAAAGCATTGGTTATTGATTGTGCCATACTTTTTCTCCTTTGTTAACACAGTTTTACTTAACTTGCAGTTGTCGGGTAAAGCCCGGCTGACAAAAAATGGTGTAGTTGCCCACCAGCCAGAAGGCCAAAAATAATTCGGTTATCTTCAGTTATAGAAATATGATAATTTAAAAATTAAATCAAGTCTAATTTCTAATATTCATTATTAACTGTACCTGGAAATGCTTTAGCAAATGACTGTTCTACTTTTCTACGGAATGCTGGATCTGTTTTATATTTAGGATCTGACACCATTTCGTACAGTTCTTGTTTACTTACAGCACCATCTACATCTGCTGGAGCAGTAGGAATAGTCTGTTCACCATAGTATTTTCTGATTTTATTTAATGCATTGATGCCGTTAGCTGTAGCAGCAAATACTTTAAATTCGTCAAAATCTTGATCTGACCAAACACCTTTACTGACTAATCCTCTACCCCAATCAGTAATACCTTTGATGATTTGATCTGCATTAGGACCTAACTGTTTAGTTTCAGCCTCAATATCAATACTATCTTCTTGCTCTTGAGCTACAGATAATTCTTTAAATTTATTTACAAGATCATTGAATGCACCTTGTGTTGGTTTATTTTCTTGAGCCCATTGCATAAAGAATTGAGCTAACTCATCATTCTCTACATCTACATCCTCTAACACATTTAGGTCATATTCTTTAGGTGCTTTGTGTTTACCCATAGAAAATTGTTTTTGTAATTCTTTGTAAGAATGATTTAGTTCTTCAGTCTTAACTCCTTTTTCTGGATCCCAAAATTTATCTTCTAAGTATTCTGGTTTTTCTAAAGTAACTTTTTCTTCTTCTGCTTTTGCTTGTTCAACAGTTTTATTTTCCTCTTCAATGTGAGATACTACTGTCTCTTCTGGATTTGGTGATTGCTCTTCCTCTTGTGGAGATACATTTGCAATCAAACCTTCATTTTCTGCGTTCATTGTTTTGCCCTCTCTATTCTAGTTTGGATTTCTCTGATGATACTATTTTGCCCTTCTCTAGCAAATCCTAAACTCGTATCACCACCAGGAACCCAAGTTGGTTGTTTGAGTGTTTTATTTATTAGAAACTCTAAAACTTTCTTACCCTCTTCGGTTTCAAAAGTTCTAGCAAAAGATTTATTAGTTTCAAGTTCTGTATCTTTTGTTTCACTTTTAGATTTTACATCTAAAAATTCTATACCATCCCATCCTTGTTTCATGATGTTAATTGTTCTTCTACTGCCTCTACTGGTTCAGTTGTTTGTGCTGGAGGTGCTGCTGGAGCTCCTCCTTGATCTGCCATAATTTGCATTGATTGTGCTTTTAACATTTCCATAGTCTGTTGTTGTATTTGTTGTTTCTCTTCTGGTGAAGTTCTAAGTTCAGAAGGTACTCCAAGTTTATCTCCCACATAAGCTGCAATAGCATCTGGTTTAACTTCTGCAACACCACCTGGACCAAGAGCATTAGCAAGTTGAAAGAATTGCATAACCTCATTTACTTCATCTAGGTTTTGTGCTTTTGCTAATGGGCTAACAGGAGTAACTTTAACCTCTAGCCCATTAACCTTCAAAGGGAGCTGGATCATTCCTTTTTGATCCATAATGAAGAGTGTTCTACGAATGATTGGAACCATCGTCTCAGTTATAAGTCTACCAAATGCAGCACCCATATTCTGAGCAAGTTCTTTCATTCTTTCTACAATCTCTGTTGCAGATCTAGCTGACATATTATCTGGTGGTAAAGTATCATCTAGTAAAGTCTTTTTAATATTCATTCTTAAATCATTAATAACAATTTGAGATACATTGAAATCTCCAGATCTAGGCAATGGAGCTAATGATGCACCTTGTGGTCCACCATTTCTTGCAACTGGAATAATAGATCCAGGTTGAATACGAATATTAGAAGGATTAATAACACCATCATCTGCTGCTGTATAAACACCAGCACAAGCTATTGATGCATTCTTTAAAAGTAATTCTAAAGTTTTATTTAAAGTTTTAATATCTGGTAATGCTGTAACTAAGGGTCCTCTTCCAAATACTTCACCAGGGATCTTCATGTATCTTGCAACAATCCATGGAGTTTGATCCATTCTTCTAAATACTAATTCCTCTTTAGATTTTTCGTGTAATATATGGTAACAAAAGTCTCCACGATCTACATCTACAATAACAGCCTCAATAAGTTCTATTTGTTCTTGTGGTTTATCATCTATTTGTCTTTGTAAAGTTTCTGAAATTTTTGCATCTGGAAACTGTCTTGTAATAGCCTCTGCTCTAACTTTGTATTTACGATAAACATTATCTACAGTTCCGTTTGGTCCTTCCTCTAATGCAACAAGGTATTGTGGTACTGGTGTAAATTTAATTGGATTAACATCATCGCCTGGTTGGATTAACATAGTAGCAGTACCAACACAGAGATCGAGTAGAAATTCACCTATAGCTAAATCAAAGTTTGATTGACGGAGGATAGTAAACATTTTATCTAAATATAGGTCGAGAGCTGATTGAACCTCTGCTCTTCTCTCTGCTGGTATTTCATTCCCAGGTTCTAGTCTGCACCATTTTTTATATGGAGGAAATAGGCCAGACTGTATTCTGTTAGCAAACCTTTGTACGGAATGAATTGCTGTACTGTCGAAGATCATGTTCATTTTGTTTTGGCCAGGAACATTTCCTTCGTAGTAACCTTCGTATAAATTTCTTTGTGGTAAAGCATATCTGTAACAATCTTCGTAGATAGTTCTCCATAACTCCTTACGAGTAAATGCTTTCTCTGATCTGTCTAATACTTGTTGTGGTTTTAAATGCATTATGCTCTAGCCTTATTGTTTGCAGCAAACTTAGCTGCTGCCTCTTTAGATCCAAAACCCCATTTCTTTAATGCAAGTTTTAATCTTGTTGGTTTACCATCTTTCATCAATGGTCCTTTAACTTTGGAGAACCTTGCTGCGAAGGATACCCTTCTCGGATTAGTTCCCTTAGATACTGGTGCTTTTAAATTACTACCTTCAGTTCTTTTAAAAAAAGCTCTGCCTCTAGCATTAAGACCACCACTAGGATTTTTATGTTCCTTAGAAAATCC